GGATGTTCGTTCCAGTGTGCAAAGAAACTGTTAAAGCCGTTTGTACCCAATGGCTGTTCAATGCCAAACTCGTCAAAACGCTTTTGTGCTTCGGTCCAAATTAACGCAAACTGATCTTCGTCTGAGTTTGGTGTTGATGTAATAATACACTTACCACCTGTTGATAGTGTTGGTGATAGTGCAGTCCAGAACTCCTTGGCTTTCTCTGGAGGTTGTACAAATGCAAACTCATCGCAATAGATCAATGAAAGAGATTTACCACGACCAGTATTTTCTGTAGTAGTCACTGCCTGTATACGAGCACCGTTATCGTATTCAATGGTGTTTCTATTGTATGAGTACACACCTGCACGAATAAAATCTGGCAAATTCTCGTAACCAAAGCGGTAACGATTCATAATATCTTGCGCACCTTCATACTTGTGAGCAGCAATTAGAACCTGTGCTTCTGGCACAAACATAGTATACCATAGTAGGTAGGCACAGGCACATGTGGTCTTACCCATCTGACGAGGCAACATAGCAATACACTGCTTGTTGTTGTGGTAGGCGTCGATTAGTCTTTCTTGATATTCATATGGTACAAAGGGAATCGATCCCCGTGTAGGGTGTTGAATTTTTAAAAAGTTTTTAGCAAAGTATAACGGTCCTGTTACAGGATCCATACAGGCTTCTAAATGCTTAACTTCCTCTAGTGTGTATCTTTGAGGGGCATGAGCCTTCTTGATTAAATTACCGTCTAGTGATTTTGCCATATTGTTATTTACTGAAAAAAATAGGCTCCGAAGAGCCTATTTGATTATTTTTTATTAATTAAGCAAATGTTAAACCAGTTAACGCTACTTCAGTAATTGTGATATCATTTTCCGAAACACCTAATGCAGCACCAATTGCGTCTTCGAGGTTTTCATACCCGCCAGCAAATGTTGAACTTGCACCATAACCGTCATTTGAATCTTCACCATGCACTAATGCCACAAACTGATTGGCGCCAGACGCTGTTGGTATTCCAACATAGTACACTTCTGCACGACTTTGAAGTCCAGTAACTGCTTTAGACATATTGCTGTTAGGAATTGTAGGAGTTGTGGTAAAGTTAATAGTTGCTGATACAATCTTTAGTGCTACTAGAGTAGGAGTACCAAAACTTGTATATGGACCAACGCCTGCTGATCCATCACCTAATAATTTTCTTGCATTGGCATCAACATTTACTGATGTGCCTGCTGCTGCTACGCCGTATAAATCTGCCATTATTTTGCTCCTTTAGCTTCTGCTAATCTTTGTTGTAATTCTGAACGGATGCTAGCACGAAGAGCATCTTTGCTTTCGTAAGCACCTGCGGCCATTGGATTATCTCCACGATATGGTTTACCGCTGTAACTCTTCTTAGGCTCATTCATACCGCCGGCAAGTTTGTTCACCATGTAGTCAACATCTTTGTAATCAGAACCTGGACTACCGGCAACAGCGTTTCCGAATCCTTCTTTTTTCTCCTCGTCGTCTTCTTCTGGCTCTTCACCTTCTGGACCGTCTTTCTCAGCTTCATGATCATCCATATCGTGATCGCCGTCACCGTCGATATCGCCCATTGCTTTGGTTACATCATCGCCATCATCGCTGTCTAGGTCGCCCATTGGAGGCATGTTGTCTGCATCCATGTCGCTCGGGCCGCCCATATTGTCTGCATCTGGCTCGGCATGTGGTTCTTTTTTGTCTAGGTCTGGCAACATTTTCAAAGGACCTGCATCTAGATTACCTAGATCGCCAATACTGGAAATGCTAGGACCTGGAGGTGTTAACGAAGGCATACCCATTGGTTCAATTTCAATAGCCTTAGGCATTGGTTGATTGATCATGTCTGGGTTGACTTTTGTCATCAACTTCATTAGACTTTCAATGTTGTCCATGCCTTGAGCATTTAGATTAACGCTCATGCTAGGGTGTGCTGGAGGTGGAGGCATTTGATTGCCCATACCCATTGATGATTGTCCCATCATAGGATCACCACATTCTGCAACTGGTGCTGATTCTACTTGTGCCTGGGCTGGTTGATCCAACTCACGCATTTTTGCCATTAACTGATTAAAATCCATTATTTACTCCCCATGGCGCTTTTTAGGCCGGCCTTGTCTGTTTTAGCCTTGGGCAGTTTATATTCTGTCGGCCCGTCTTGATCTTTTTTGCGTTGCTTTGCTGTTTTTTCTAAGTCTTTTAAGAAACCGCGATTGAAGTCATCTCCAAAATAGTCTTTGCCTTTGATCTTAGGATCACCAACTTGTGCATCAGTTAGCAATACATTTTTAACTTCTTCTAGATCTGCAAACACTTGGTCAGTTTCACTTGGTTCGTCGCTGCCTCTAACACGGAAGCTGTGTTCTTCTAGGCCCAGACTTTTAATATCATTGATAATTTCTGGACCAGTAATTGGGTATTCGCAAATAACTTCGAAGATATGAACTTCGCAGTTCTTCATTGTAGGAAAGTCCAAAGGCAAAGATTGAATTGGTGTTGTGCTGATCTTTTCAAGTTTAATGCATTTGCATCTGTCTAAAGCTGTTTTTAGATTTTCTTGAAAAGTCTCTGGCAAGTCACCGGCTACTTTGACCTTAAAGTCATAGACCTTTTTGCTTTCGGTAAGATATTCTTTTAGAGTTTTCATACGAGTATTTATGCTTTTCCGCTTAATTTTTTAATGAGCTCATTACGGTCAGTGATTACATAACCCTGCCCGTTGATAACATCATTTGGGTCTTCGTTGTTGTCTTTGTCAATCTTATACTTCTTTAATTGCAGATCAATTGCTTTGAGTTTCTTTTCAACTTTATTAGTTTTTGCTGTGATTGCATGACCCAGCATTGAGCTAGCTACTTCAAAAATTCTGCTGCTATAACGAACTTCAACATTCATACCTAGATCCATTAGCTCATCATAGGCTTTTTCAGCCTTATTAGCTAGATCATCGAGTTCAGCATCACCTAGATCGTTTAATTCGTTGATTGCTGGTAGACTCTGTGTGATGCGCTCAACTTCAGCATAGCTTTCGTCAATGCTACGCACGGGTGTATGATCTTTTACTGGTGTTTCTACAGCCAGCTCTACTTCTGGAACAGGCTGAGCTTTTTCATCTAGATTAAATAGTTCTTCTAATTTTTTAGTCATATCATACTTATCTGTGCTTTCAACCAGTCTCTATATTCTACAGTTTTAAATTCTATATCTTTATTCACATACCAGGTTTCAAAATGACATTCACCTTTCCAGGATTTTCTTCTTCTAGTAGCAAATACATTATTTACTGCAACTCTGTATCCTTTGCTATCTAAATATTCTTTTGCAGAATTACATGTTTCTAAAAATCCTTTTTCTTCTCGCAAATAATCGTCATGTTCAAAAGTAATACAGTCAAAAACGACACCCTGATCAATTACATTTTTAAGTGCCTGCAATGTTAATTCTGGAGGATTAATGTCACAACTCAAATATCCCATTCGATCTTTTAAATCATACTTATAATTAACTGCGTCTGTATAATAGCAAGAATTACTTCTAATGTTATTCCAATCTGCTTTAAAATCTGTATTAAGTTCTAAACTAATACCCGTCCAGCCCTGTTTTTCTAACAAAAAAGTATTATTCTGTTTTATAGGATCTGCTGCACCAATCTCTACATATGATTTGTGATTACATATTTGGAGCGCAAAGATATCTTGACCAACCTGTGAATACTCCATCACTTTCTTTTTGCTCCTTGATGGAAAATATCACCTTCGTTGACCACCCTAAATTTTAATCCTTGCTGTTTGCACCATGCCCTAGCGGCTTCCCACTTGGCCATGTTCTTTACATACTGCTCTTGATTGTATCGACTCTTTCCCACTTTCTCTAATATAGTTTGACTTTCTGGTTTTACTTCAACAACTTCAGCATGTTTGCCACCAGTTTTATCGTTGTACACAATAAAGAAATCGGGAACATATATTGTATACTTGCCGCTAAAGGGATCACGATAGGGAATTTGTATACTTTCGCTGGCCCATTTTTCTACACCCTGATGTTCATCCAGCATACGCATGAATACAAATTCCCAACTACTACGAGCCAGTGGAATCTTTTTCCCTACATACTTTTCAGGATTCTTCATTTCAAACCGACCTTGGGCAAATTTCATATTTAGGCCGCAATGTTGCGAGTCTTAAACTGATCGTCCGAATTGGCTGCTTTATATCCTAGGGCACTTGAACTAGGTCTGTTGTTGTTTAAAATTTCTGCAACCATGGCGCTGAGTTTTACACCATCAAGGGCTTTTAATTGATCAATCAATTGAAACACAGGAATAGTTTCTAGCTTGGCCTGTCGTAATACCACTGCCGCAGTAATTTCGGCAGCATCACGATCAAAGCCATTGCTCATAAAAAATCCAATGGCTGCTTCTACATCGTTAGCTGAAAATTCTAAAGGAGATTGACCATACTCATCAAAGAACAATTTGGTTTTAGCTGCACTATCCGCACTAGATTCAATAGGAGGTAAATTTGTTCTCATGTATTATCCAAAAAACTTTTTAGCTGAGGCAATTATTGAATCACCACTAGGAATATTTTTAGGAAATATGCTACCTGCAATACCGCCAACTTTATTAACAATTCCACCAATGGCTGCTGGACTACTAATAATCTGTCCTAATTCTTGTGCAATACCGTCTTTACTTAGACCTTTGATATTCTTATAAGTGTTTATAGATTTAATTGCAGTACCTAAGAAACCAGCAGGACTGTTGTATAGCGGACTTTTGCTATTAGCTACATCACCAAATATGCTTTCTACACCTGCTAATACTCCACCACCACCAAATAGTGCCGATGTTCCGCCACCTTGTACACTTAATGGACTAGGCGTTACATCGTAATGTAAAGTGGCAAATCCTTTAGGACTGTTATTTGAAACACTACCGGTGCTATACTGAACAGACTCGTATTGTAAGGTCATAGCACTTTCCATTACACCGCCATCGGCATAGTCAACATTACCATGATTCCAACTTTGTATTCTAGGATTTACCAAAGTATATCCGTTGAAGCGGCTTCGACTCATTGTGTAGATACTAATACTTGTAAAAAAGTCATATCGTTTGTCGTTATCTAGGCCATATCGATAATTGTCAAAACTTGTACCGGCATTTCTGTAATGTAAATCTTCGTAGGCATTTAACGGCAACTTACGATCTTGAATGTAAGCCGCATAATATATTGCCCACATTGCACTAACGATTCCTGTGTTGTCATCGTGCATGGTAATATTAACAGGTTCGTAATTCATTGACTTATACAATAATTTTTTTCTATTGTACTGATTCTTTGTAACCATCTCAAAATTAAATTTTGGCAGTTCGGCTGTCTTGCAAAGTAAGGCAACTTCTTGACTGTGTTTAGCTGTAAATGCTGAGGCGTTGTGTGCAGAAGAATTAATTTCAAATACCACATAGTACAGGAACTTATGTCTTGGGGCAAGTCTAAATGTATCGTCAACAAATGTTCGAGAAGCGTGTTGCCAATCGGCCATGATACCTTTTGGCTTGGTAATACCGCCGACTAAGCCGCCAAAAAAGTTACCGTCACCGAGTAGATATCTTGTGAATTTATTTGCCATACAATTATTTATGCCACAAAAAAACCCGGTATAAAACCGGGCTCTTTTGAATCAATTAAGATTAAGCTGCGCCTGGGGTTAATCCAGTGATAGCCTGAGTACCTGCTTGACGACCAACTAGCGTACCAACACCAACTGTACCAGCTTCGTGTAGGATGTTGTCATATCTGATGCTTAGTGCAACAGTAGCAACTTCGTTAGTTCCGTAGTTCAAATCACCGTAGTCAGTGTTTTGTAGGAAGCAACCAAAGCACTCAAATGTTTCTAACACTTGTGGGCCTAGAGCACCGTTACCGCCGTCTAGTACTTCAACACGAGTAGTGAACTTATAGTCAATACCAGAACGAGCACTTGCCTGCTCCAAGAAGTCGAATTGTTTCTGAATCTGTTGTCCAACCAATTTGATAACATTGCCTGCTGCGTCATCGCGGACATTTAGGGTCAACATTTCATGTGTTGGCTTACCACTCAAATAGATCTTTGAGTTGTAAATAGGAACTTCAATCTCTTCAAAAGCAATTTTTGGTCTGCTTACGTCAATGACCTGCTTGGTTAATTCTGTACTAGCCTGAGTACCGAAGCCAAGCAATGTCACTCTGAAGCGATACTTCAGTTTTGGCATCAACATACCAGTATTGGTACCAGGACCAGCTGGGTTGATCGAAAAGTTATTTAATGATGTAATTGGCATTTCTTTGCTCCGTTAATTAAATTTCACCAGTATTCTTGATGCGCACTGGAATGTAGATGAATTCTACTGCCTTAACTGGCTCAATAGCAATATCAACATACAACTCATTACGATCAACTCTACTTGGTGTGTTGTTTGACTCATCACAAACTACTGCAAAGTCATATAGAGCTCTTAGACCAACTAGTTCTAATAACAAGCTCTCTACTGCGCCTTTGATTTCATCACGGGTGATAGAATCGTTTGGTTCAAACACATATGGGCGAGCTAGTTTTGATAGCTGGCTTCTTAGATAAACAACTAGACGAGCTACGTTGATTCTATCTAATGCGCTGGCATTTCTAGCACGAGTCTTTTGACCATAAGCAACTAGACCTACTCCAACAAAGAATGGAATTGGGTTAACTTTTAGATCATAAAGCACATCTCTTGTACCTTCGTTCAATGCAACAGTTTGGAATTCTCCACTTAGTGCATCAATGTATCCAACACTGGTTGCGTTAGAAATACCACCGCGTCTTGTACCAGCTGGTGCAAACCATGGATAGCTAACTTGGTCGCTTAGTGCGTATGTTTTCAACATCATGTGTGATGCTGGAACAACTGCGTTGGCGCCACCTAAGTCTGTAGTAAACCCGTTTGGATAGTAAACAGCACAATATTCGTCATAGCTAACAATACCGTCATCACCGTTGTCTGTTACTAGAGCAGCATTGGTACCCCAGTTCAACAAACTTGTAGCATCGCTTGGTAGACGCAATGGTGTGTCACCGATAACGAACGCTGTTTGACCACGATCAATATTCAAGCTGATCAAGTTCTGTAGTGTCTCTGGATATCCAGGGGCAGCGATCAAGTTGAAGTTTCTGCGCTCTTCATCACGGATTTCTTGGCTAGTGTCAATCACTGACTTCATTGCCTGTGTAACAACTTTGCGCTGTGCGTGACGACCGAATGCGCCTGAACCGTCTTCGTTGTTTCCACTTTCTGTAGTCCAACGATCTGACCAGTAACCACTCATGCTTTCACCGGAAACAAATGCTGCACCTGTTAGGGTAGCTGCACCAGTTCTTGCATTGTCTGCATTTAGATCAATGTAGCTGTTTTGATATTTCTTAACGTTACCACCACTTCTGCGTAGGTTCCATAGCAACATACCTTTTGGATATAGTGCTGGATCTGGAGCATCTGGATCTAAGAAGTTGTTTTCTAATAGATCAGCAATGGTGCTTGGAGTACTTGAAGTACCGCTGGTTGCCCAACGAGCATCAGCAAATAGAACACCCTGATCGGTGATTTGATCAGTTTTGTCAACTAGTGCCCACTCTAGATTCAAACCATCCCACTTGTAAATTGTTGGGAAGTTTTCCATGTCAGCTGTGCTGATCCATAGATCACCGTTAACCAGTGCTGTACCGTCGCTTTGACCGTTGGCTGCTGCTGGAGCAGTTGCGCCTACAATAGGACCACCTGGGCTTGTTTTTAGTGATGCTGTAACGTTATAGTATGGGCTTGTAGAATGCTTGTAACCAACCCAAGTACGACCATTATGAACCATTATGTCAACTTCAGCAAAACTGTTGTTGTACCATAATTGACCATCTGTTGGCTCGTTCAACGGAGCATCTGGACTTGCTGCAAAACCACTTGTGGCTTCGTCAGCTAGTGGACGCCAGTTAGTAACAACAAAGTCATCTGCTGCTTCTGTAGGAGCAGTATAGAAATTAGCTGTACCAGCTTCTGTAACCACATTATAAGCTGTAAACAATGCTGAAACAGGGTTAAGTGTACCATTTGTTAAACGAATTTCACCACCAACTTTGTGGCTTAGTGTAACTGTACCGTCTGCTGTAACTGCTGCTTCGATATGGTTAGTAACTTGACTACCGTCAGCACCAAACATTGTGATAGCATTGATAGCTGCCGCTAGTGTTTCAGCATCAGCACTTGTACCTACTGCTGTAAAACTAACTGTGCTAGCAGCTGATAGTGCTAAACTGCCTTTGATACTCTGTTTAATTGTGAATGTATTGGCGCCACCTGTAAGTGTACCTGTTGTGATAACTGCAGATTCAACAACGGTTGCACCTGTAGTTGCTCGTCTCCAAACACGGAAACTTAACTCTTTAAAAGTTGTATCGCGAGCATCTGGAGCTTCGTCAGTGCCGTCAGCATAGCTGAATTGTTCTTCAGCATTGGCTAACACATAAATGCTGTCAGAAGGAATACTTGTACCACCGCCACTACGGTCTAGGTAATACAATGCACTTGCGCTGGTGTCATAGATTGGAGCATCGTAGGCTACCCATGCTTGTGTAGCAGAATTCCAACGTTTGACTCTCCAACGGGCGCCTTCGCCTGGCTCTGTGGTTTTCAACCACACACTTCCAGTTGGCTTTGGCTCAGTATCACCAGACTTGTATTCTGGAACACTTGTATGCGGAGCGATAGACAATGTTGGGGGGAAATATTCACCTGCCTTAATACCAACATCACTCAATGTTGTAGTTGCGGCAATAACATCACCTGTGCCGGCTGTTAGAACAATGCTACCAGAACTTGTTGAGTCTGCATTGCCTTCAGTTGCACCGTTGCTGTATAGATACAGTTTGTTGTTTACTGCTTTAGCATAAACACCAGAGCTGCCGCCCATTGCTGTATTAATGTCGCTGACTAGAGCTGCTAGTGTTACACCGCTAACTGTAATTAATGTACCGTTTAATGTAAAGGTGTCACTTATTGACCATGAAGGTGTTCCAATAGTTTTAGAAGTAACTGTTGGCCAGCTAGCTGCCCAACCACCGCTACCAACCTTAACCCATGTTCCTGCTGTTACCAAGCTACCGCTTTCGTTGTAACCGCCGCCTGGACTCTTGAAATAAATTCTTGCTAGTTCTTTTGTTAAAGAACCAGTTTCAAATACCACAGCATAATCGCCAATAGATCCAACTGATCCTCTTGGTGCGTTGCTGGTAATTTTTGTTGTTGCATCATCGTCTGTTAGTACGATTGGCTCTTTCATTGTGAATGTTTGGCCGCCTGTGGTGTCACCGGCTGCGCCGTTCCACTCAAAAATACCGTATGTTGTTGCACGAGTATCAACCCACCATGCACCATCAGTTGGCTCTGCGCCTGGCTCTATTGCTGTGCCTTCTAGTTCGTCTAGGTTAACATCAGCACGAACAATAAATGCACTTGCTGAAACTCCTAGGTAGCTGTATGCTGCCAATAGTCCATATTCATTACGCTCACTACCGTGAATCGGTGTGTTGCTAGGTGTCTTTTCAAAGAAAGGAACACCAAACAAGTCGCCAACATCTTTCTGACTTGTTAATCTAAATGCTTTTCCAGCATTTGCTTTTGTTGTCGCAGTAGCAGTACCTGTGCCTGCTCCATTGCTTTTATCCTGTGCTGTAGCTACAACAATAAGAGGAGTGGTACCAGGTTCAGCTGGTGTATAAAAGCTCTCATCAATTATCGTAACTTGTACGCCTGGGGAAACTAGTGCCATATCGTTATCTCCTGAGTTTAGTTCTCTCATAATATTTAGCGTAGTCTAGGAAAAATGGGCACTTATAGCATATCGAAAAGGGGCAGGAAAGGTGTAAATATCTGTATGAGACCTTTATGCAAATGCGGTTCTAGGCCCCGTGCGGTTAACTACAAGAAAAACAACAGAATCTACTATCGTAGCCTCTGTGAGATCTGCATGGCGCACGGAGTTAATCACGGGATACCCCGCTGGTTTAGAGCAGGGTATCGTATGAAATCACAATGTGATCGCTGTGGGTTTAGAAGTGTTCACAAAGAACCGTTTAGGGTTTTTCATGTAGACGGCAATCTTGATAACTGCCGACCTGCTAACTTAAAAACAGTATGTGCTAATTGTGCTCAGGTATTAGCTAAGGACGGAATTAACTGGAAGCAGGGAGATCTCGTTGCTGACTATTAGTTTTGCCTGCTGATACAAATCATCAATTGACTGGTTGTTATCAATGATAACATCAAAGTCTGTACCAACCCAGGCTGTTTCGCTGGCATGAATCTTGCGCATTTTTAAATCTTGTGTTGCCCAATTATGGCCTTTGTTGGCTTGGATTGCGGTATTGTACCAATTAGGTAACTCACCTCTTTGCACCCAAACAATCTTTCCACCTGCATCTCGTATGCTTTGTATTTCGTTAGGAAAGCGGCAGTCACTGATTACCACATTGTCTTTGCTGGTACGAAGTTTATTTTCTAGGCTAGCGATCCAAATGTCGTCATGGAATGATCTACGGCATACTTCCGTGCCCCAGTATTGCAGTACCCACCTAGGAGTTAGTGTAGGCATTGCCAGTCGTTCTGCCCACCACGGATCTACTTGTTCCCGCCATTCACGAGCTTCTTTTGTACGCCCTTCTAGCATGGTACGGTCCCACCCAAATACCGCCGCCACTGCATCTTTTAGTGTGTTGGCAAATGACTCTCGTCTAAATTCGTGGAAGTTAACAAGGTAATCAGCAACTGTGTCTTTGCCGCTGCCGATGAATCCGCATATTCCTATAATCATAAATGTCTCCTATAAGACAAGTATACTATAGAATAACTACAAGGTCAACTCTGGTTAACCAATTATGAAGCTGTAGCCAGAACCACCCGACACTAGGGTTTCTAATTCTTTAGTCAATCGTTCTAGGTCTGTTTGTGCTTCAGCTTTCATGGCTGCACCGTTTAGACTGCTACCACCTTGAGGTCCCGCAATTTGAGCAAACTTTTCACGGGCCTGGCCCAGCATCATTTTGCAATTGGCTAGGCTGTAGTCTTTAATCCATTGCCCTGCATAGGTATCGTTGATGATGCCAAAGTCCGGACGAGTATTATACACCCATAGCATTACTTCTTCTTCGCCACGAGGACGCTGTTGAATGATCAGCTTGCGATGAGTCGGATGCCATGTGAAGTTGATAAAACTACCAAACATCTTACCTACTAGTTCTTGATACTGACTGAACAATTCATAGGTTAGTAGACCGCCCATATTTGTTGATGATAACAAATAGGTGTTTGTGTAGGCCATGTTGAACGGTTCAAATACCGTACCACCTGAGCCGTTGCCACTTCTTGAACCAACACTTCGACGAAATATTTGTCGAACTTGCTGTATCTCTTTCGGAAGAATGTATTCGTTAGTGTCCTGCTTCAGGGTCATAAATGCATAGCTTTCTTCAACTGAGTTATCACTTCGTTGACGGAAAACAGCTAGACTTCGAGTCAGTGCAATTTCGTAGTGCTGTGGGTCTAGTTCAATGTCGATCATGCCGTCACCCAGCATGAGTTTGCAGTAGTCGTAGACTTCTTTTTTGGCTTGATCTATTTGGTTCATACAACTATTTATCGTAGCGGTAAATATACTACTATGCCAAGACTCAGCTTATACCGCCCAGAAAAGGGCAACGATTACAAATTCATTGACAAATCCGTTTGGGAAATGTTCCAAATTGGCGGCACTGATGTGTTGGTTCACAAATATATTGGGCCCGGAGCTGCCACTCAAGGCGATACTCCGAGTACTCCAAACTACGGTACTTCTAACGAAACACAAATTCAAGATCTGTTGTTTTTAGAAAACCGTGATCGCAAGTATGATCCCGACATTTATCTATTGCGTGGTGTTTACAACCTAGCAGATATTGATTTTAACCTAAGTCAATTTGGCTTATTTTTACAAAACGACACAATCTTTATGACTTTCCATATTAACGATACTGTGGAAAAAATAGGTCGTAAGATTATGAGTGGCGATGTTATTGAACTTCCGCACCTAAAAGACGAACACGCTTTAAACAATTTGCAATTTGCTCTCAAACGATTCTATGTTGTTGAAGAAGTCAATAGGGCAGCAGAAGGATTTTCAGTAACTTGGTACCCACATTTATATCGTGCAAAATGTAAACCACTGGTTGACAGTCAAGAATTTAAACAGATACTTGACGGTGTTGCAGAAGAAGGCAGTAATACCACACTGCGCGATATCATGTCAACCTATGAAAAAGAAATGCAGATCACTGCTGCGGTATTGGATCAAGCAGAAGCGGATGCGCCGAAGAGTGGATTTGATACTACACAGTTTTATCATTTACAAAAAGGTCCAGATGGTAATCCTCAACTGATCAGTGCTGACCTAGAAACAACTTTCATTACAAACAACCAGCCGCAGGCCACAGATGAAAACGGTGCTCCACTATTTGACACTGAAGGTAATCCAATATATGCTGGGGTTACTGCTGATCAAACTTATAGAAGTATTGAGCGTGGCGGGTATGGGGAAATAAACGGCAATACAGATACTTGGTTGGCTGACGCCATTCCGGCCAACGGTGCTAGATTTACCGCTGGTATTGCTTTCCCAACAACACCTCAAGAAGGCCAATTCTGTTTGCGAACAGATTACTTGCCTACTCGCTTGTTTAGATACAGTGGCACACGCTGGATCAAGATTGAGGACAATGTAAGAATGACCATGAACAATCTGGGTGAAAGCGATGTAGGAACTGGTGACAGATTTGTTGGTAAAGATGTTAGACAAACACAAAAAGCAGATTTTGTCAATAATACAAAAGCTACTACTATTAATGGTAAGACAGTTAAAGAGCGCCAGAGCTTGTCAAAAGCTCTTAGACCAGAGGCAGACGAATAATGGATTTCTTTTATGATGGACAGATACGCCGGTATGTAACACAGTTCATGCGGGTGTTTATTGGATTTAAATATCAAGCGGGTGACGGAGAAGAACGCCTGGTGCCTGTTATGTATGGTGACCTAACTAGGCAAGTTGCTAGTATCATTAAAGATAATAGCGAAAACAAAATGCCTACAGTTCCTAGAATTTCCTGTTATATTACGGGGTTAGAATTAGACACTAGT